GTATATTTTAGCCATTGCATATGTACTAGTATTAAATAAATTTATTTGATCATTAAAGGGAACATCTGCTAACATTAAAACATAATTATTAGGATTGATATTTAAAATTCTAGTATCTTTACGAGGTTGTGTTATCACACCCACACTATTTTCTTGAATATCAACTTCATACAAATCATAATTATTAATAATAAAATTATATTGAGTAACACTATTTGAATCTCCTACATTATTGAATCCAAGAACAGTACCAATTGTATTAGGTACATTAAATAATAATCTGGATTGAATTGGAATTAATACATTAATCGCAGTACCACCACTAGTATTACCAGTTTGTGTTTCTGAATTAAATCTATCTAATTTAATAATAAACGTATTTACATCTATTATAGATTCTATTGTAAAATTACCATTTAGATTCACCGATGGTATTCCATCAGTTCCAAGAACATTGGATAAAATTATTATATTACCTTCTATTAATCCATGATTTTTATAAATTATAGTTACACGTGAAAATCCATCATTATATGTAGTAGGATCTTTTAAAATTGCACTTGTTAAAATAACTTTTTGGTAGAATTGAATATAAAATGTATTTTGAGATTGATTAATATTAATAATTGCATAATTAGTATTATAAGTATATACATCATTTATAAGAGTAGTCGAATCTATATTAGGTCTAACTACTTTATTAATTAATTTTGTTAATTCAGATTGTAAATCAGTTAAACTATAATTTCCAGATGGTATAGAAACTGAATAAATAGTATCCCCATCTCGTAAATTTTGCCAATAAAATAAGTTATTTTGTATATTGATTGGTGTATTATTAATTAATTTTTGTGTTATTGGAAAAATTGTATTAATTAATTTTATTTGCGTCACATGATAAAAATTTCTTTGTAAATTTACTTGATAATTATTATTATCAGGATATCCAGATACAGTAGTTATAATTTTAATTATCATAATAGTTCCACCATCACCTGTTGTTGAAAAAGTATTATAATTAATATTTTGTAAAGTTGTACTATCTGCATTAGAATTTACACTAAATGAATAATAATTACTATTAATTACTTGATCAATAACTTGAAAACCATTAATTCTATCAGGTGATATTGGATAATCTGCATTTATTTGATTTAATGGAATACTTCGAATATTTAAATATGCAATATTAAATGAATATAAATATGTAAATTGTGCTTCTGCTGGTATATTTAATTGAATATAATAATTATTTGGATCAAATTGATCTGTAGAAGATCTGGTAAAATAAACTTGATGTGTTTTATTAATTATATTCACAGGTATATTTATTAAATATGTACCTGAGTTAATATCACCTATTACATTTGATATTTGAATTGTATAGGTATTTCCATTAATCATTCCATGATTTGTTTGATTAATTTTTGCAAATGTAGATCCTTTTTCAAAAATTAAACCACCCTTTATTTTAACTTGTACACTTGTTGCAAATTCCATAATTATTTTATCCTCTACATTATATCCATGATTTGGATGATATACTATTACAGAATTTGAATTTTGGGTAAAGTAAAGTGCGTTTGTTAAATTATTTAATTTGGTATCTAAAATATGTTTAGGTTGTATATTTCTTAATCGACTATCTATATTTATACGTGTATATCTATTTTGAGCTTTATTTTTAGTATTGGCTACTGCTATTGAAGCAGAATTAGATCTTTCTTCTAATACTGTTTTTTCTGTTTTTAATGCATTTTGATTAAGAACAGGATTATTATTAATGGATGATTCTAAATAAGTAACTTGTTTACCAAATTTTGCTACTACATTTTCATCTTGAGAAGTTTCAGATGTAGGTTGAAAAGGTTGATTATTTCTTAGAAAATTTCTTGTTTGAGGATTTCCTAATTCTGAATTTTCTGGTAGAAATTCAATTGGATAATAAGTTGCCATATATTTATAATTATATTAGTTTTAAATAATTTTCTTAAATTAAAATATATAAATGAGTTCAACAATAAATGAAGTTAATAATATATTAAGTGCAATAAAACAAACAGGTGGTAAACGTCGCAAAGCCTCCAAGAAATCTAAGAAATCAAAAAAATCTATGAAAGGTGGTGCTAAGAGAAAATCCAAGAAATCTAAAACACAAAAAGGTGGTTCTCGTTGTTATCCAGATAGACATTGTTTTGATAAATTTAAAGTTGGTGAAGTTAGAGATGCTCAATTAGCAGAATCATGGAATTGTATTGGTGTAGCTAGACCAGATAATAATTTACAAATATTGGGTAGCACCAATTGTAGAATGAAAGATAGTATTGAAGGTGGCATTGACGGTGGAATGCGTTCTAGATGCCCTCCTGTAGGTAACCCTGTTCCAAAAGATCAAGAAAGATCATGTCCTTGGACATACAATAATAATGGAGAAAAAGTAGTAGCTCCTCCATTAGAAGATGCAGATCAAAGTGATATTAACGTTAAAGCGTATAGTAGAAATGGTGGATTTCGTGAATATGATTCATCCAGACCCAGATCTAGATATTTTGATGAATATCGTGGTGGTGATTCAGAAACTGCTCCTGTTGTTGCCCAACTTGGTGGTAAAAAACGCAAGTCTAAGAAATCTAAGAAATCTAAGAAATTATTAAAAGGTGGTGCTAAAAGAAAATCCAAGAAATCCAAGAAATCAATGAAAGGTGGTAATATTGTACCTGCTCAAGTTGGCGGTAAAAGAAAATCTAAGAAATCCAAGAAATCTAAAAAATCAATAAAAGGTGGTAATGTTGTACCTGCTCAAGTTGGAGGTAAAAGAAAATCCAAGAAATCAAAATCATCTAAGAAATAATCATGATATTCAATAATAACAATATTATAATTGAATATTACTTTTTAATAAAATTTTAATTTGTTGTAAAGATAAAAAAAATATATATGTGAGTAAAATAATTATTTTCTATTTCTTTTTTATATACAATGAATTCAAATAATTCTGAAGATGCACAAAACATTTTGAATGCATTACAAAATGCGGTAAATAATGTTTCTGACGGCCAAGCTGGTGGACGCAAAGTAAGAAGAGCCAAGAAATCTAAGAAATCCAAGGCTTCCAAGAAATCTTCTCGCAGAGTTTCTAAAATGTCTGCCATGATGGGTGGCAAACGCAGATCCAAGAAATCTAAGAAATCCAAGAAATCTTCTCGCAGAGCTTCTAAAATGTCTGCCATGATGGGTGGCAAACGCAGATCCAAGAAATCTAAGAAATCCAAGAAATCCATGCGTGGTGGTGCCGTTGAAGTAGCCCAAGTAGGTGTTAACCAACTTGGTGGTAAAAAACGCAGATCCAAGAAATCAAAGAAATCCAAAAAATCAATGAAAGGTGGTGAAGTAGCTGTACCTGCCCAACTTGGCGGAAGACGCAGATCCAAGAAATCTAAGAAATCCAAGAAATCCATGCGTGGTGGTGCCGTTGAAGTAGCTGCACCTGAAGTAGCCGCTGCTCAAGTCGGTGGCAAACGCAGATCCAAGAAATCTAAAAAATCCAAGAAATCCATGAGAGGTGGTGCCGTTGAAGTAGCTGCTCCTGAAGTAGCCCCTGCCCAAGTAGGTGGCAAACGCAGATCCAAGAAATCAAAGAAATCCAAGAAATCCAAGAAATCAATGAGAGGTGGTGCCGTTGAAGTAGCTGCCCCTGCCCAACTTGGCGGCAAACGCAGATCCAAGAAATCCAAGAAATCCAAATCTAAGAAATCCATGCGTGGTGGTGCCGTTGAAGTAGCTGCCCCTGCCCAACTTGGCGGCAAACGCAGATCCAAGAAATCCAAGAAATCTAAATCCAAGAAATCCATGCGTGGTGGTGCCGTTGAAGTAGCTCAAGTAGGTGGCAAACGTAGATCCAAGAAATCCAAGAAATCAAAGAAATCTCAAAAAAAAAACTAAGTATGAGAAGAGTTGATTATGGTAGCATAATGTTGTATGGAGGTTCTGACAAAAAATAAAATTAAATAAAAATAATTATTTTATTTAATTATAATATGATAAATAATCAGGTAAATAATCTAAGAGATCTTATATTAACAGGAGGTCGTGCACGTGAAACAGGTATTCAACATTATATTCAAGATCTATCTAAATCTAATTCAAAATTAAATTTAGACACACTAGATGAAATGGTAACTAGTTTGGAAAGTATGTATATTTATAATAAAAATGCATGTGATAATAGTAATTCATCTAGAAGTGAATACGACAGTGCTGAAATTGAATGTAAAAATAATTCAAATTATGAAGATTTATTTAAGAAATTATACTCAAATGCTAAATCCAAATGGAAAACTACATCTTGTTATAAAAATTCTAATGGTCAATGTATTAACTTTGATGAATTAATTAAGCATTGGGCACCTAAATTATATAGTGACTTTAAATCCTCTATGGGAGGATCATCTGGAATAGATTTTTTATTGTCCCATTATTCTTCCAAATATTAATATTAAATAATAGGGCTGATAAGTATATTTGACTAAAAATAGGTATTTTTTCATCATTGTTTAACAATAATGAAAATGTAAGAAAAAACAAAATTGAATATTGAAATTTTATAATTTAAAGAATTAATACTAATACAATAAATAAAAAATGACTCTTGAAAAGAAATATCAGAAAAAGACACAATTAGAGCATATTTTGACCAGACCTGATACATATGTTGGAGATATTAAGCTTCAAACAGAAAAACTATATATTCACCGAGATGGCAAAATTGTAAAAGAAGAGATTGATTATATTCCTGCATTATACAAGATCTTTGATGAAATTCTTGTTAATGCAAGTGATCATAGTAAGAATGATAAAACCTGTAAAAATATTAAAATTACAATTGCACCTGATGAGATTAGTGTCTACAACGATGGTAATGGTATTGATGTTGAAATTCATCAAGAATATAAAATCTATGTACCTGAGCTTGTCTTTGGTGAACTTTTAACTTCAACTAACTATGATGATACTGAAAAAAGAGTTACTGGTGGTCGTAATGGTTATGGTGCCAAGTTAACTAATATTTTTTCTACTTTCTTTTCCGTTGAAACAATTGATGGTAAAAGAAAGAGAAAGTTTTATCAGGAATATTCTGATAATATGTCCAGTAGAACTAAACCAGTTATTACTGAACTCAAAACCAATATAACTAGTTATACTAAAATTTTATTCAAACCTGATTTTGAAAAGTTTGGTATTGTTGAATTAACAGATAATATTATTTCTTTGTTTGAAAAACGTGTTTATGATTTAGCTGGTACACTAGAAGGTGTTAAAGTATATCTAAACAATGTATTAATTCCTATTAATAGTTTTCAAGATTACATCCAACTTTATTTTGATCCTGAACAAGAGATAGAAATCTTTGCAGAGAAAAATGCTCGTTGGGATATTGGGTTTGTGTATCGTCCCGATGGTGGCTTTGAACATATTTCTCATGTAAATAATATTTGTACTTATCATGGTGGATCTCATGTTGATTATATCAACGATCAGATTATTAATTATATTCAGAAACAGATAGAAAAGAAGAATAAAGATGCAATTAATAAGATTAAATCACACTCTATCAAAGACCATTACATGATTTTTATCAACTGTACAATTGAAAATCCAGCATTTACTAGTCAAACTAAAGAAACGTTGAAAACAAAACAAAATGAGTTTGGTTCAACATGTGAACTATCCGAGAAGATTCTTAAAAAGATTAATTCCTCTGGTATCTTAAATGTACTTTTGGATTATTTAAAGTTCAAAGAAGAGAGTTTGTTAATGAAGAAAACCGATGGTAAGAAAGTTAATGCAATCAAGGGTATCCCTAAATTAGAAGATGCCGAATGGGCAGGAACTAAGAAATCTAAGATGTGCAAGTTAATTTTAACCGAAGGAGATTCAGCCAAAGCTTTAGCAATGAGTGGTAGATCTGTAGTAGGTAATCAAAAATATGGTATCTTCCCCTTGAAAGGAAAGTTATTAAATGTACGTGGTGCTAGTCCCAAAGAATTACTAAACAATGAAGAGATTATTAACCTTAAGAAAATCTTAGGTCTAAAACATGGTAAAGTATATGTAAATTCTGGCAAGGAAGCTAAAGAAGTAAAAGAAGATGAAAAAACAGAAAAAGATGATTCTAAAAGTAAAATTTGTGATATTTCTGAGTTAAGATATGGTGGTATTGTTTCATTATGTGATCAAGATGTGGATGGTTATCACATTAAAGGATTATTAATTAACTTTTTTGCCTATTTCTGGCCTTCTTTGTTAAAAATAGATGGATTCTTTGATAGTTTACCTACACCAATTATTAAAGCTACCAAAGGTAAACAAGCTAAAATCTTTTATAACTTGACTGATTATGATGACTGGAAAAAGACTGTTGATAATGGTTGGCACATTAAATATTACAAAGGGTTAGGTACTAGTACTCGTGAAGAAGGTAAAGAATATTTTACTGATTTTGATGGTAATTTAATTCATTATTTATGGAGACCTCAACCTGGTTCCAATAACGATGACGAAGAACAAAATAATTCAGAAGAATCTGAAGAATTAGTAGGTGAAATTGATCACCCTTGTCATCAAGCAATTATGTTAGCCTTTGATAAAAAGAAAGCAGATAACCGTAAATCATGGTTAATGAATTATGATCCTAATTTAATCTTAACACCTGATATTAAACAAGTTCCTTTCAATGACTTTGTAAATAAAGAACTGATTCACTTTTCAAATGAAGATATTAAAAGAAGTATTCCTAGTTTAATTGATGGATTGAAACCGAGTCAACGTAAAATCTTGTTTGGTACTATTCTAAGAAAGTTATTTACAAAGAATTCTGAAATTAAAGTATCACAACTAACAGGTTATATCAGTGATAAAACATGTTACCATCATGGTGAGCAAAGTTTAAATATGGCTATTGTAAATATGGCACAAAGATTTATGGGATCTAATAATGTAAATATTCTAATGCCTTCGGGTCAGTTTGGTACTAGATTGACTGGTAAAGATGCAGCCAGTCCGAGATATATATTTACTTATCTGAATCCTATTATTCGTATGATCTATAGGGAAGAAGATGATCCTATTCTAAAATATTTGGAAGATGATGGTACACCAATCGAACCAGATTATTATTTACCAATTTTGCCGATGATTCTAATCAATGGTGCAGAAGGTATTGGTACTGGTTTTAGTACTCAAGTGTTACCGTATAATCCATTAGATCTAATTGAAAATATTAAATGTATGATGGAAGATAAACCATTAAAAGAACTTAGACCATATTACCAAGGATTCAAGGGTAAAATATCTCAAGAAGATAAGACGTATTCATTCCAGGGTAATTATGAATGTATTAGTGGTGATTTAATTATTACTGAGTTACCTCCTGGTGTATGGACTTCAGTCTATAAAGAATTCTTGAATGACTTGGAAGAGAAGAAAGAAATTAGTAAATTTACCAATAATAATACGGATGAAGATGTATATTTCAAGATTACATTAGATGGTAATAAATCTGATCATTTATCGGAGAAAGAATTAGTACAGAAATTCAAGTTAAATAAGAAGATTAGTATTTCTAATATGCATTTGTATGATAAAGATAATAGAATTAAGAAATATGGTAACGTCAATGATATTTTACGTGAGTTTTACCAAGTAAGATTAGATGCATATACTACCCGTAAGAATTATTACTTGGATAAGTATCAGAAGGAATTGGATGCACTTAAATATAAGATGAAATTTATTGAAGATGTATTGGAAGATAAAATTGTAATTAATAGAAAAAAGAGAGATGAGATTGTAGAACAGTTAGTAAGGAAAAAATATCCTCAACAAAATAACGATAAATATGAATACTTGTTATCTATGCCAATTCATAGTTTTACGTATGAAAAGATTGAAGACATGAAAGATAAGATTACTAACAAAGAAGAGGAAATTAATTTGTTAGAGTCTAAGACAGAAAAAGAATTGTGGGTGGACGAACTGGAAGAATTTCGGTCGGCGTATGTAAAAGAATATTCACCCGTGGCTACTAATGTGAAAGTAGTGAAGACTATAGTTAAAACTGTAGCGTCACCAAAGAAGACGGTACCTAAGGCTAAGAAATAGTACCGGCAAATACCGATGTTAAGTACTCTAGAAATTTTCAATTTCTATAAACTCTACGAGTTTAGTACTTAACATCTGGTGATCTCGAAGAGATCATAAACTCTAAAGAGTTTAAAATTTGTCTTGTAGCGTTTGTGCTTATCAAATTTAAGAATTCTTCTTTCAGAAGAGTTCTTAAATTTGGCACTACACGGTATTATTAAAAACTGGTAATCCTATATTACGTGCTAATTTTATTAATTCTGGATCACAACCTTTCATACCAAGTTTTTTTATTCCATATAAATATTTTAATCCTTTAATTGTAATTTGTTCACAATAACTTATATCAAGAGTATGAATACCTTTTAAATTTTCTAATCCTATATCTGTAATTTGCGTACAATCATCCATAACAAGAGTATGAATACCTTTTAAATTTTCTAATCCTATATCTGTAATTTGATGACAACTAGCCATATCAAGAGTATGAATACCTTTTAAATTTTCTAATCCTTTATCTGTAATTTGAGAACAATACGCCATATGAAGAGTATGAATACCTTTTATATTTTCGAATCCTTTATCTGTAATTTGAAAACAACTAATCATATTAAGAGTATGAATACCTTTTAAATTTTCGAATCCTTCATTTGTAATTTGCCTACAATTTTTCATATCAAGAGTATGAATACCTTTTAAATTTTCTAATCCTATATCTGTAATTTGCGTACAACCACTCATATCAAGAGTATGAATACCTTTTAAATTTTCTAATCCTTTATCTGTAATTTGTTCACAATAACTCATATCAAGAGTATGAATACCTTTTAAATTTTCTAATCCTTTATCTGTAATTTGAAGACAAAAACTCATAACAAGAGTATGAATACCTTTTAAATTTTCTAATCCTTTATCTGTAATTTTACGACAATCAAACATATTTATCTTACTAATACCTTTTAAATAGACACAGTCATCATCTGTTATATCCATTTGTGGAATATTAATACCTTTACAATTAGGAAATATTTCTCTAAACGATTTTAATGTTATATTATTTGGGAATCGTTCATTAAAAAAATCAAAATATTTGTATTCTTTAAAAGAATCTCTTATTACTTTATTACTAGTTTTATATAAATTAATTAAATCTGGTAATGACATATAATTAAACATTACATCTACGGGTAAATCAGTATATTTTGCTCCACCTAATAATTTTAATTTATTTTGATATTTAGAAAATTTATTTTTATACATATTATAGATTTATAAAAATAATATATAATATTTTGCCATCATATAATAAACTCCACATTTTTATTTTATAATTTTTAAATGAATTATAATATATATTATTTTAATATTTTATTTATATGATCTAAAATAGTTAAATTTTCCACAAAAGTGCATTTTTTAGGGTTTCTGATAGGGGTACTTCCACAATTTTTTGTTTTTGTTTTTTGATTGTAAACATATTGATAAATAAATAATGTAGTTTTTGAATCATATAAAACGGTTAAATTTACCACAATTTAACCGTTAGAAGTCAATTTTGGCCCTATTGATAAAGAAACTTTTTTATTTTTGGATCCACTAAAAAATAAAAAGTCTTTTTTGTTTTTTGATTTCCTCTCTCTCTCTTTTATTTCTAGCATTTTTTCTAGCATTTTTCTCTTCAATAACTCTTTCTCTTTTTTCTATTTATTTATTATTATATTTAATATATATTTATTTATTTTTTTCTTAGCTGTTTAAAAGAATAATATAATATAATATAATATAATATATATAATATAAAAAGTAATTTTATATGGTTTTAATAAGAAAATAGTGCTAGAAAAAAATGGATGAAAATGGATGAAAAGTCTAGCAAAATGGATGAAAATGGATGAATGGGTCATTTTTTCTAGCATTTTTAGCATTTCTAGCATTTTATAAAAATTAAACTTTATAAATATTTATAAAGTTTAAATCATAAATGATAATAATATATTTTTTCAATATAGTACCAATGATATATAAAATGGATGAAAATGGATGAGCCATATAAAGATATAATTTTATATAAATAAAAATGACCAGTTACATATATTGTGTATCAAATCCATATTTAACAAATCTTATAAAAGTAGGTGAAACTTCAAGAACTATACCAGAAAGATTAAAAGAATTAAATAATCAGACCACAACTGTATGTGATTTTAAATTAGAATATTATATTCAAATAAATTCTGTTGATAGATTTAGAATAGAAAAAGAAATACATAATAAAATTGTTGAAAATGGATATGAAAGAATAAAAGGTCGTGAATTTTTTAAATGTTCATCTGAAGAAATAAAGAAAATATTTGAAAGTTATTCTGAAATTAAATATGAATTAATTGATACGAATGAAACTAATACTGAAGATATAATTGAAACTAATACTAATATAATAAATAATAAATATAAAGGCGTTCAATATCAATGTGATAAATGTAATAAAATATTTAATAAAAAATCTAATTATCTTACACATATAAATAAAAAATTTGAGTGTGATAATAATATTATTCACAAATGTAAAAGATGCTACAAAGAATTTAATAAAAAATCACATTATGACGCACATGTAAAACGTAAAATTCAATGTAAATCATTAAATCAACCTATAGAGGAAATTTGTAATCATATTAATGATAGTATACCTGAAAATACAAATATTAAAGATAATCAATGCCCACATTGTCTCAAAGAATTTTATCAAAAAGGAAATGCAATTAAACATATTGAATATAGTTGTAAATCATTAAAAAATAAACTTAATATTACTGAAGTAGATAAGTTAATTCTAAAACGTATTGAAGAAATTTTTCAAAAAATTAATGCTATAAAATAAAAAATCTAGCATTTATAGCATTATTTTTTTAGCATTTTTAGCAAGCAAAGTAATTTATATAAACAAATAAGTTTATATGATTTTAATTATATTATCTTAATATATTATGATATATACATGTGAAAAATGTTTGAAAATATTTGATAAAAAATTCAATTATACATCACATTTAAAAAAAAAGAAACCATGTAATTCCAATAATAATAATGAAAATAACATAAATAATCTAGAAACCATCCAAAATAATCCAGAAATAATCCAAAATGTGCTAAAAATTGTTGAAGATACAATAATTTCAGATGAGATAATTAATAATACATGTCCTCATTGTAATAAACATTTTTTTCATAAAGGTAATGTCATTAAACATATTGAAAGAAAAAGTTGTAAAATTATCAAAAATAAAGAAAAAACACAAGAAATGATGTCAAAAATAAAAGAAATGTTATTAAATCAAACACAAACTATTGTTACTAACAATAATATAAATATCGACAATAGCACTACTAATAACAATAATATCAACAACACCCAAAACATCCAAGTCAATATCTTCTCAGCCGGTAAAGAAGATCTCTCCCGTTTATCTCAAGAAGACATCCTTAAAATATGTACCGCTGGAACTTACTATCCTATCGTAGCTGCTGAAGTAATTCATTGTAATAAAAATTACCCAGAATTTCAAAACTTTTTAATTTCTAACCTTAGAAGTGCTACTGGATTAGTATATTCAAATGATAATTGGATTAGTAAAACATATGATGAATTATTAACTAGTTTAATGCGTATTGACAAAAAACATGTATCTACTTTAATTAAAGACTTGAAAGTTGATGATAAATATAAAGTAAAATTAGAATCAACAAAAGATGAAATAAACACCAATGAAAGTAAAGAACATCAAAAACCAAAAATTAAAGCAGCATTATATAATGCATCAAAAATGATAATAAAAAATAAAAAAACCAAAGATAAAGAATTAATTGAAGAATAATTATATTTATTGAAGACAGTTAGATAGTTAAACATCGTTTTTTAACACTATTTTTTGTCATTGTCTACCAATAACAAAAAATAATTAAATTTAGCATTTTTATATGAAAATATTTTGTTTTTTAAATAAATTAATAATTTGACATATTATTTTGTTTCATGCTCTTTAGGCGGAATTTCCATCAAATCAACAGATCCAAATGATACAGATTTTTTTACAACAGGAATTGTTATTAGTTTTGGTTGTTCTTGTGTAATAGCTAACGGTGACATAGAACCTGATTCTGGAATTGGAGTGTTCGTTGGAGACATATATTTAGGAGGCTCTTTTTTCTCTTCCATTAAATTATTCCATAAATTCCACGCATTCAAAAATGCTACTTCACCAGCAGACTTTATAGATAAACATAACGATTTGGGTATATTAATATTCAAATTCATTTGCATATTAATTACAATATTAATACTAATAATAGTATTAATATATTTTATTTTTCAATTTTTAGAAATAATATAGTTTTAATTATATATGAGTACAAAATCTGTTACAGATAATACATCAAATTATTCAGTAACTAATATGAATATAACAAATATTCCATCTAGTACACCCCCTGTACCTGTCTCTGATAACAATAATAACACTACAGTTATATATATAGTAGTTTTTTTTATACTAGCAATTGGATTAGGTTTAGGAATATATTTTTATACTAAATCAAAAAATACTCTTAAAGGACCTGAATTTGTAAACACTGGTGAATAAAATAATATATAAATTATATATATGGAAAAATTATCAAATTTAGCAGTAACATCAAATACAACAACAGCAACTGCAGTTGCTAGTGGCGTTATAGAAACAAATACACCATCAGGTTTAAAATATATTAAACATTCTAGAATACCATCTAGTACACCTAATCCTCCTAATCCACCTAAAACACCTGATACACCTAAAACACCTGATACACCTAAAACAACCGATACACCTCCTTCAAATAATTCATCTACTATTATATTTATAATTGGTTTTATAATAATAGCAATTATTTTAGGATTATTAATATATTTTTATCTTGGTTCATCAAAACATGGTCGTCGTAGACACCGTATGAGTAGCCGTCGTAGTTATAGACCTACACAGTATAATGACAGTAGTGATTTTCAATCTGATACTAATTTTGAAAGACCGTCATATAATAGACGTGAATTTGACAGAGGGGAATAAAAATTGATTTCGCAAAAAGTCACTCAAATAATTTTTAATTATAGTTGAAGACTATAATTAAAAAATTGAAAAATTTAATCTAATAATCATAAATAATATAACACATAATAAAATGTTTCCAACATTAGCACTAACTGCTGCTTTGCATTATTTAGCACTTATTCCAATATTTGAAAGATATTGGAATAAATCCATACCATTTTTTAATAAAATCTATAAAAATACTATTCTATATTCAACAATCATTAGTATTTTATCAAATTATTTTGATAAATCTATCAACCTATTATATTTTAATTATGGATTAACGGTAGTATGGATTATTCTAGATATTCTATGGAGTTTACTAATTAAAAAACCAATCATAAATTACCTAAATATCCTAATCTATGTAATGTATTTTTGTGTTAAATATTTAGGCAATTATCTTCTATACCAGAATATTTGGCAAATTATATCAGCAATAAAATGTTTGTATATTTCTTATTTAATCGATTACCGGGAAGTACAGAATTCGGTACTATGAGGTTAAATAATAAATTTTTTTACTAAAATAACAAAAATGCATTATATTATCTTTGGTAAATTTCAAACACAAAATAAACCATTAAATGCAAATATAAAAGTATTTTTATGGGATAAAAATAGTTTGGTAACAATGTTTGCTCAAAAATATTTAAAACATAAAGCACAAAGTAATATACATAATCAAGATGTATTTTTTTTAGGTAAAGCTACTGTTTATAAATTAGAAACAAATCACTTTGAATCAAATGGTGATGTTATAATGATAGATCCAACAAAATTTCAAAATTTTAGATATCCAGAAATAGAGATATCTAATATTAATTTAAATGCATACTGTGATAAATTACAAGATAATAATATTGTTATCCAGTTAATAAATGTTATTTAACTTAAAAATTTGCTATCATAAACTAATTCTATATCACATTCAGGATAAGCAAATTTAGCAGATTCTTCATTAGTTCCTTTGAATAATTCAGGAAAGTTAATAATGTACATAGTTGGTAATTTCTTACCACTACCAACAGGCCATTCATGACTTTCTACAATAGCAGTGATTTTACCAGTTAATTCACACAATATATCTTCATTTGATCTAGATTTTCTTTTTACAATATCATTCACTTTTAATTCTATTTTAGGATTAGAACCACCCTTTTGTTGTTGTTGTGAAACAAAATATGTTTCAGTATTTGCATCTAAAAGTTCTCTTATTTGTTTAAAATCAGGATTATTTTCTGCTGGACCACTTGTTGAATTTCCCATATAATACTATATTATATATTTTATTTTATTTTTAAATTAAAACAACTCTTGATTTCATATTTCTCTTATTAGCAATCCCAAGAATATCATACTTTATATAATTTAAATTAGGATCTTTCATATATTCTTGGGCAAGGATGATACACTCTAGTGCACTTTGTGCTATGATCAGCATTTTTATAATTCTAATATCAACATTATTATTGAATGTCATAACATATATAAAATATTTGTCGTCATCAGGTATTTCTTCTAGTGGAATGATTATGGGATCTATTTTAAATATTCAAGGTTTAAACTTGAAAAGTTTAGACTGATAATTTTGTATAAACTAAATCTAGCATATAATTTTTTCAATTATCCTAATGAAAACTAACCAGTAGAATATTGCCCCGAAGTGCAGATCACGTAAGATTCTTCACGCAAAGAAAATCCAATTTTATTGCACACGATATACTTCTTCTGTAGTTCTAAATCTTTTGGACACCAAAATTCATATGTATTATCCAAATAAGATTGAGATTCTTTTTGGTATGCAATTGCCCGTGCCTCATCCTCGCTTTTAGCTGAGATAATTATCTTATACACAGCCTCAATCTCATAATATTTATAATTCTTTTTTTCTAATATTTCAGATGCATCTTTCGATAGAGTCAGACTATAAATATAATATGTTTCATAATCAGATGTCATTTTATATTAAATACCGTGAAGTGCCAAATTTAAGCACAAACGCTACAAGACAAATTTTAAACTCTTTAGAGTTTAATTTGTCGGTACTTATCTATTTAATAATGATTAGACTTTTTAATTTTCAATTTTTAGTTATTATCTTCTTAATAATACCAAGTTCTACTGGATAACCACCTGGTGTTTCTAATACAAGTGGAATACCTGCCTTATACGCAAATTTTATTATTAAACTTAATCCTTTTAATCCAATATTACCTTCATCTAATAATTCATGACGATCTAAATGTGAATTTAATTTAGTTTTACTATCATTCAAGTGAATTAAATCAACATATTTCCAACCAATAAGCCTATCAAATGTTTTTATAAATTCTTTTACTTTTGTAGGTTTACTCAAATCATATCCTGATGCAAATAAATGAGCTGTATCACAACATATTCTTAATCTTTTTTTGTCTTCTTCTGAAAATTTATTATAAATAATTCTGAATTCTTCTAATCTACCACCAAGTTCTGTACCTTGAGAAGCTGGGGTCTCTAAAAGTATTTTAGTATTTTCAGGTGTTTCTTTTAAAACATATTTGAAATTTTGATACATATTTTCAATTGCATCTGATTTATCTAAATCCAAATATTTACCTGAATGAACAACAACACCCATTGCACCTAATTTAGCGCATGTATTTAAATGATCGATTAAAGATGTTATTATCCAACTATTTTTCTTAAATTCATGTGCAAAATTTAATAAATAAGGTGCATGGATTACAATATTTACTTTACTATATTTTGCATAATGATTTACTGTAGCTAATTCTTCATCACTTCTTTTTGTTGTAATTCTTGATTTAGGATTTGTTATAAATATTTGAATAAGATTACCATTATATTTGATAATTTCATCAATTGCACCAATTATACCATGCTTGCTTATTCCAACATGTGATCCATAATAATATCTTTTATTATCCATATTGTAATAAAAGATAATAATTGAATTTTAAGGATTTAAAGCATTGGATACATAAAAACAGTAATAGAAGATGTTTCTAATAGATAAATATTTAATAAATAAAAAACGAGACATTATATTTAACCATGATGTCTACGATAAAGTATTCAAAAAAGATTTTTTAGATAATTTAACACATCTTATAATTCATGGAAAAAACGGTAGTGGAAAACGTAGTTTAATCAAATGTTTAATTAATGAAATATACGGTAATGTTGTAACTGAAAAAGTTCTTTTCAATGTAAATACATACGGTAATAAAGTGGATGAAGTTTTATTAGAAAAAAGTCCATATCATATAATAGTTAAACCAAATAATTCAGCATTTGACAAGTATGTTTTACAAGATATTATTAAAAACTTTGCACAAATAACAACTGTTAATAGTCATACAACGTATCATTATAAATTAGTTATTATTGATTGTATTGATAAATTATCTAGACAAGCTCAGAATGCTCTTAGAAGAACGATGGAAGAGTTTATGGGAAATTGTAAATTTGTATTTATTTGTTATCAATTACATAGAATTATAGAACCGTTAAAGAGTAGATGTAGTTTAATTTCAGTTAAGAATCCATCGGAAGATGATGTATTTAAAACACTATTTCATATATCTACATTAGAAGGAATTAAATTAAGTATTGCTAGATTGAATGATTTATCTAAACATGCTAACAACGACATTAAACAAGGTATATGGTTATTAGAGTATTATCAGCATAATATATATTTGAAAGATGAATTGAATTGGCATAAATATGGACAGATGCTTATAAAAGAAATATTAAGTGGTAAAATAAATCTGAACTATCTGAGAGAATTAAATTATCAGATTTACATGTCCAATATTGATATGAATGAATTAATAATCTATTTGTTAGATAATTTGTTAAAAACAGATGTATCTTTAGAAACAAAGTACAAGATTATAAATACCTTTTCTAAATTTGATATTAGAATTAATCAGGGTAAAAGACAAACATTACATTTAGAAGCATTAATTCTAGAAGTATTTAATATTCTGTAAGAAAAATTTGTTTTATTATTTTTCTTATTTTACTATAATATGAGCAAATTAGACGATATTGACTATTTAACCGGTTTAATTTATGAACATTTATATCAAAAAATATCATCCAGACCGATTGAATCAAAACCATTATCTACAAATTATTTAGAAGATCTCACTATAGTTAAAAAGATGTATACTGGATCTCAATTAAAAGAATTAATTAATATGATTTTTAATACTAATCTTTCATATCTTGGACGTGGAGAAAGTGCTTTTAAATTTAAAAGAATAGATAATCCATCTACTGATATTTTACTTAGACAATACAATAAAGAACAAGATTTAAACCCATCAAATTCTTTAAATGTAGATAAAATAGTAGCTTATTTATTAAGTGATTTGGTTATTCACAAAAAAACAAGTGGTATTATGATTAATATATGTAATGCAGATATACCGGTTAAAGATTTAGATGTATTTATTAAAAAATACCCTGAAATTAAATTTAGCAATTCTAATCCTATAAGTGTTACCATTCGAGAACATTTTTATAAATTAGTTAGTTTAAAAGATTTTTTAAATAAAGATCTTTCTGTACAAAATTTTAAAAGTTCTATTTTCCAAGTTTTACATACATTAGATGTAATTCAATCAATGTATCCTACATTCAGACATAATAATCTTACTATTTCTACTACAATGGTTTATGAAACAAATGAAAAATCCTTAAACTTTAAAGTTGGTTTAAAAGAATTTACAATTAAATCTAATGGTGAAACTAAGATTACTAATTTTTTAAATTCAAACATGAAAGATTATATTATGAATGATTCCTTAGAACCTAAAATGCAAGAACCAAATAAAATATTTGATGTTGAAATGTTTTTAGATTCTTTAATGGAATTAGAATTACCTAAAGAAATAAAAGAATTTGTTAAAAGAAACAGTGATAAAACAGCTAGAGATATTTTATTAAATGATCCTTTATTTAATCAAACTATGCAATTAGGTGGTAAAAAGAAAAAATCAAAGAGATCTAGAAGATATGCAATGACTCAAGAACAAGTTGATAAGATTTTAGGTATGGAACTAGAAGAAGAAAAAGAAAAAGAACAAGAACAAGTTCCTCCTACATTAGGTTTGACAGAAAACACACAACCTGAACAAGAACAAATTCCTCCTACATTAGGTTTAACAGAAAAGACATTACCTAATGTAGAATTACCTGTACCTATTAGAAATTTTAGTGTATCTCAAAATATAGAGAAACCGTTACTTGAAAATATGGGACAAAGTTTGGCCGAAGGCACACGTTCGTTAGCTAAAGGTCTTGATCCCGTTAAACAAATAATTAAAGATTTTGCATCTAAACCTGTACAACTTGAATTATCTAATGAAGCATCAATGAAATTTCCATCCAAACCAGTTAATATTCCGGGTACAAATATGCAATTAAAAGAACAAAGTTATACAAATCCAATTATTCAAGTAAATGTCCCTGCACCTCCACCATTAGAACCTAATTCATTAAGTTCTTTACTTGGTAATCCTGAAAGACATTCTAATGGTATTATGCAAGAATTTGCCCCAAGTAGAGGAAATCAAATTTTAACATTTAATGCTAATCCCCAAGAAGTAAAACCACAAGAAGCATTATTACAAAATAAAAATGGTAATGTAGGGGTTACATTAGTAGGTGGTAAATCTAAAAAAAATAAAAAATCAAGTAGAGTAACAATGTCACAAGAAGAATTTGAATTAATTATGTTATCATCAGAAAAAACACCAGTTGAAGAAACAGTACAATCATTAAAACCAAAAAAAACTAATCCTATAGAACACATAACAGCACAACCTACCCAACCAACTAACAATATTAATTCATTACTAAGTCAACAATTAAAACCAATCCAACCAACTAACAATATTAATTCATTACTAGGTCAACAACCCAGTAATAATGAAGAATTTGGATCTAATTCTATTTCATCTCATTTAAAAAAAATAAATCCAAATAATTCTAGTACATTTGATGCACCATTAAATGTAATCCCTAATCCCTATAAACAAATTGATATGAATTCTCATAGTATATTAGGTTTACCGGAACAAGGTCAACGGGGTGGATTAAGTCAGAATGCTGTAAAGAACCAGTATGCTGGCGCACCATTAATAGTTCCCAGATACAGAGGTAATAAAAATTCACCTTATATTTCTAATGACACTAAGAGAATTCAAAAAGAAACATACTATGAACAAAATCCAGATGCAAAATATGATGATAAAAAAAAAGATTATTCCGAACAAAATCCTAAACTCCCACTTGATATGTCCAAATCAGTATTTGAATTAAAAATTGCTCCTGAATTATTACCTCAACCTCCACTCCCGGTATATCCTAAAGCTCAACCAGATCAAATAGTAAAAAACTATATTTTACCTCCTCCCCCAGGACAACCTATTAATCAAACCTATTCTATCCCTAATCAAATTCAAGCTGGTGCAACTGCCAATGTAATATCTCAAAATACTTATAATATTAGTATGGCAAATCCTGGTAAAATTAATGAATTTAGAGAAGATATTTTACCCAGTAAAGATGAATCAATGACAAAATATACAATGAATACTATCAGTGAAAGATTAATTATATATAATTATCTTAGATCAATTTTAATTAGACAAAATGATGGTGAAAATATAAATTTTATTTCTGATAAATCACCTGAAGTAAGAAATTTATTAAGTTATTTAAGAATTTTAGATCTTCAAGTAAATAAAAATACAGGTAATTTACCCAAAAGATTAGTTATGTATAATTCTTGCTACCCAATTAGAGTTGATCGTGCAAACTATAATGTTGGTTGTGCTAAGAATAATATTGGTATTAATATTCGTATTTATCAATTAATTATGGGTGAAACATTTGTTAATAAATATAAATCATTACCATATAAAGTATTTGAAGTATGGAGAGAAATTTCCATATTTGAACAAATGAGAGATAATATAATTAAAAGTAACTTATCACCCAATTTTGGTATTTTATATGCATATTATTTAACTAAAGATGTAGAGATTGATTTCTTAAAAATTAACAGATTAAGAAATAAAGAAATTGTAAGCAAACAAGAAAAAGAACAAAAAAGAATGTTAAATAACTCTTACAAGAAAGAAATGGAAGAGTATTTAGTAAGTTTACAAAAATATTCTACTAAAGATTTAACAAAAATGGTAGAAGATGTTAATATTCATACACCATCTGATAAATGTTTAATTGCATTAACTGAATCTGGTACACATGATTTAATTACATGGGCATCTAGACAATATGAAGATAATGGTATGGCTAAAAAGATGATTAATACTGGTTATCATTCAGCTGAAGTCTGGCAAAGTATTTTATTTCAAATGTATCAAGGATTTTTATGTATGTACAAATTGGGTATGTCATTTGAAACATTTGATTTAAATAGTAATGTAATGATTAAATCATTAAAAACAGATGAAATGAATAAAGGATATTGGAAATATAGAATTAATGGTATTGAATTTTATATACCAAATTATGGTTACATGGTTTTAATTAATCCTGATTTTGCTGATATTAAATCTAATGATGAAAAAACATTAAATAATTTTAGAGAAGATATTCCAAGTCTTCTTGAGGATAATACTCATAAGGTTTTAGGTGATGATGATATGAAACAATTAGATAATCTAATATATAAATCATATTCTAATGAATTATTAATAAATCAAACAGAATTTAATTTATATAGAAATAAGATTAGAACAATTAAAAATATGAGTGTAGCCTTTAATCCAAATATGTATAATAGTCAATATATATTAAATGGTGGTATTAAACCAGATAACAGTGTAATTACAACTATTCAAAACATTAATAAAAATATTAAAACTGAAACTGAAATACAAGAAAATTTAATACCTGATGAAATACAAACAAAAATTATAAATATATCAGAAAAATTATTATCAACATTAATATCTAATTTTAAAGGATTTCTCCACAACAGAGTAGGTACTTCATTAAAAGAAGGAGAAGTATCTAATATCATAGAATCCGATAGTTTAATGATGGGTGAATTAGTTGTTTGTTTAGATAATAAGAGATGGGGTATAATTACTAAACAATATGAAGATGGATCCTTTGATGTATATACAGTTGATGAACCTGCTGGAATGGATAATAATATTCAAGCTAAATTAAAACCAATAATTTATAATATAGGTGATTTAAGAAGATCAAGTGTAATAGTAGAACAAATATCTAAGCCCAATCAAAAATTAGGAGATAATGATTTGTTGGAAATTTATGATTTAAGTATGTAATATATGTAGAGTCGAAGACCTAAGCTTTTAAGCTGTGTAATTTTAATTTTCATATTTTATTTCTCATAATAAAATATGAATAATCCATTAGACGTAAATACAGGTTTACCCATTTTTTTATTAACAAATAACCACCCTGAAAAATTCTTTGAACGTTCTACCTATCGTTTTGAACCACAAGCTGTTTCAAATGTTAATAAATTAAAACAAGTATTTTTTTCACCTGAAAATGTAAAATATATACAAGAAAAAATGTCATATGAAGTTTTAATGACAACAAAAAAATATAAGATCCCTTATCAAAATGAACAAGATTTAAGAATGATCATGGAAACAATCTATTTTGATAAAACAAGAAATATTGGATATGATTTAAATGAACAATTAGATGAATTAAATACATATATAGTCAAATTTTGCGTTCCTCTTATTATTAATGAAATAAATGTATATTTAAACTATTTAGATGACATTAATAAACCCAGAGAATTAAATACATTACCACAATCAACCGGTAATTTAAGATCAGTTTCAGGCTATGTATCCCAATCTAATTCAAATGAAAATATCTTTTTACCAAATAATCAAGTAAAATATATATTTTCTACAACCGGAGATGTTAAAGAATATGATAGTCCTAAGAAAGCAGTTCTTCCACCTGCTATATTAAGTAATAATCCAGCAAATATATATGCACCTTCCCCATCATCAACTCAAATACCTCAAATGACACCTAGTAATTCATGGTTTCCTTCAGCTGTATTATTCCAAGATGATCCTTATTATATTAGAAATAGTTTATTATCACCTAATGCAATGAAACCTCGTGTTCCTCCTAATGTATATCCAACTGATAAAAATGGATTATTTTCTAATGCGGGTGGATCTGACTTTTTCTTGGCAAATAATAATAATAAATATGCAAATGCAGATATTGTGTCTGAAAACACAACTCATACAGAACCTGCACAACCAGCACAACCTGCACAACCAGCACAAGCTAATCAAGGTACAGGAGCAAAGTATAGAAGAAAATAATAAATTTATTATTTATAAAATTTATTATTTTTGAATTATTGAAAATCAAGAGAAAATAAAAATAATTAACAATTATTTTTATTTATTTAGAAAATAATCTAACCAAAGGTTTAACTAAAAGTACGATTATTACATAATCTAACCAAAGGTACAACTAAAAGTTTAATCAGATGTTTCGTAGAAGAATAATGCACCTTGGTGTTTTTCGAGGTAGGCGGCAGTGAGATCAGCTACACCATTTTCATCACCAAAGGCATTGATTAACATTACGGGGTTGGGGCGGCCTGTTTCATCACCTACTTTGATGGTTGATACTACGCCAGCGGGGTTGTAGTAGTAGATGTCTGTGTTGGCCTTGTTGTATACAATCGCTGATGTAGATGTTACTAATTCTACTACGGCATCAGCATTGTTGGGTGATTGGTAAGGGATTACTTCAACAATTAAGGCTGAGCGTTTGCGTACTACTTGAGATGAGCTGATACGGAGAGCTTCAGGGGCTACTACGGGGTAGCGGTTGAGTTCACTTAAGCCAGAGATTGTTAAGGGGAGTTGAGTGAAGTTGATGAATGTGCTGGCAATTGAGTTGGTGCCAACTGATTGGCGTTGGACAACTGATGATTTACGACGAGGTACATAGATTGAGAGAAGTTTGTAGACAGCTGATACTTCTGTGTCGACTTGTACGTATCTGTCGTTTTCGTCGAGGAAGTAGTTCTTTTGTTTGAGTACATCTTCTAAGTTGTAGGCTTCGCCGTTCTTGGAACGCCAGTCAGACATGTCGAGTGTCATCATTGAGTCTAAGCTGGTGCGGTCTTCGTCACGGTTGGAGGGTACGAAGAGGGAGGCACCCATGTTGGCATTGGCTTCTACGTATTTGGCATTGGCTTTGAGGGTGAATTGGATTGTGTTTAAGCCGAATGAGCCAAAGATACGTCTTAAGGCCGCACCTTCATCGTTAACTACGGTGTTGATGGGTGATACGTATGTTAAGTGGCATTGGTCTAAGGCGGTCATGAAGTCAGAGTTGACGGCATAGTAACGGCCTGAGCGTAAGGCTTGTACACTCGCCCAGAGAGAGTGTTGGAGTTGTACACGGCGGTGTAAATCTTCAGCGGGGTTCATGCTGCATACTTCACGTCTGTTGGTGTAGATGATGTTTTCGAATAATTCCTTGTCTACTTGGTTGATGAGGGGTTCACGGTTGTAGCGGGCTTTGATGATGCCAGCGAGGTGAGCGTGGATGGTGGTGCGTTCGAGTACGTCGAACTTGGGTAAGTATAAGGCAGCTACTAAAGGGTGAACGTGGACAGAGTAGTTGTTGCGTTCAGGGTCGAATTTGCCTGATGTGGCAATTACGTCGCAATCTTGGTATTGTACTGATTGGAGAACTACTTGTTGGTAGAGGGGTTTGCCGACAGCTTCTAAGCGTACAATGTCTTGTACTTTGGCAAAGTCACCTGATGATAAGTTGTCTTTCATGCTTTCTACTTGTTCTACGCTTGATACACCGAAGAGAGAGCCAACTGATGAGATGTGGCGGTATGTAGATGTTTCACTGGGGATCTTGCCTTCAATCATTTCTTCAACTAATCTGCGGAAGGCATCGATTTCAGCATCAGTGAGAGGTACTTTCTTGGCGAAAGGTACCGCTTGCTTTAAGACATAGTCGATTGATTTGTTGCCACCGAGTAATTGAGTTTGAGCATATCTGTAGTATTTCTTGGCTACGTTTAAGATTTTGACGTGGGCTTCGTTAAGGTGTTCCATAACTAATTCAAACATGGATGAATCCTTGAACTTTTCACGGAGCTTTACTGATTCGGCAGGTGATAATTGGTATTTGCCTTCACGGATTAAGCGATCGACTTCGTTTTTGACAGAAGAAGGTGTTTTAGTATCTATTTCATGTGAGCGACTCATTGTATATATTATATAAAAATATAAATTTTTTGATAAAAAAAATATAAAAGATACTAGATATTTTTAGAATTAATCAAAATGAATTTAATTTGGCACTACATGATAAAGACAGAAAAATTTATTTATAATCAGCAAAAACTTAATATAAATAATTGAGAAATATATAATTTAGACTTAAGTTATTAATAGTATATGAATAAACATGAATAATATTTGGTATGAACAAGATCATGATATTAATATTAATAAATCTTATCAGAATCTGATTGAAAAATGGTTATATAATTATATACATATAAAAGACAGTAATTCTGGGTTAGTTATTAGTGGAGGAATTGGAACTGGAAAACACACCATTGTTAAGAATAGTATTAAAAAATTAAATTGGAAATACCATATGCTTTATCTAGAAAATGATAAATCGTGGGATTTCTTTTCTAATTTTATAACTGGTTTAAATGAAAAAATGGTTCTTATTATTTATGATGCTAATTTAATATCATCACCTAGTGAAAAAAGAAATATAATAGAGTTTTTCAGTCAAAATTGTCAAAAAAAGTTATTACCCATTATATTTTTAACTAATTTAAATCATTCAAAATTAATTACTACCTTAAGTGCACATGATTGTGAAACTATACGTATATCTTTACCTAGTGAAAATGATTTATTATTAATTAGTAAAACATTTATAGAAAAACATAATATTAAATTTGATTCTTTACAAACATTAAAAGATATTATTAATTACTCTCAATATGACATTAGACGATTAATTATAATTCTTCAAGATTTATATTATACATATGGACAAAAGATAACTAGAACTTTTTTGCAAAATTATTTGAATATTTCAATGAAAAAGAATGTTGATGTTGGATTGTTTAGTGCCAATAAAAGTTTGATGGATCGTTTTAAATCTATAGAAGAATCAATTAGATTTTATAAATCTGAAAAAGTATTATTACCATTAATGATGTATGAAAATTTTCATACTGCATTAGAAGCCAAGGGATTACCCAATCAAAGAAAGAAAGAAAAATATGCTAAAATTTCTGATATTTTGTCACAAAGTGATTTAGTAGAAACTAGAATCTATTCAGAACAAAATTGGGAATTTCAACCTATCCATGGTTTCCTTGCATGTGGATATGTGTCATATGTCTTAAACGAAGGAGAAACAAAGGAAATTAAGAATTATAAAATTAATTTTAGTTCAGATTTGAATAAGACTTCTTTAAAGAATATTAATAAAAAGAATATTGAAGCGTTATTATCTTCTTTTCAAAATAGAACTCAACGTGATTTACATAATATTAGTAGATTATTGAATATGAGTAAATCTAGCCATAGTAAATTAGCTAATTATGGATTAACAGGAAAGAGTGTGAATTCGATTATTAGAATTGATAAGACACATTCTTTGGATAAGTAGTTTTAAGAAAAACTAATTATCGCTAAAGCGCAAAAATGATTATTATCAGTTTTCAATATTAACATATTGAAAACTAGAAAATTGAAAAATATATTCATTAACATAATCTAAAATAAAT